ATGGGAAACAGGGAGGCAGCCCTTGAGAATTTAAAGCTGGCACACGCTGTCACTCGCAAGGGATCAATATCCAAGTGGCGGCAGATCCAAAACAGTATTGCTGAGGTATATGAGAGGCTTGGCGGCTCTGACGGTCTGTTTGACTGGGTTGAGGAGAGCCCTTCTAACAAGCGGGACTTCTACAATCACATCTGCCGGAGCCTGGGGAGTAAGATAGACATCACCCTACAGGGATCCCAGGTCCTCATCATGGTCGACGATATGCAAGGTGAAATAGGTGGGAGTGAGCTAAACATAGCGGTTCCCTCGGGCACGGATAGCCAAGCCAAATTAGAGGATGCCAAGCCTATTAAGACTAAGGCACCTGCGAGCGGCAAGGGTGCTAAGTCTAAGCCAGTCAAATAAGGTAGGTATATCAATAGGGTATGGGTTGTTTCCGTAATATTAGTTATCAGACCCATGTATGTGTATAGTCATATCCTGCCGTGCCAGCGCTCTACATCATGGAGCACTGGGTAACATGACGAGCTCGATTGATATGGATTGAGTTGAGTAGGGGTCCCATGCCTATGATCCAATAATATAGCCGGTCGGTTTGGGACAGAGCACCCCCCTTTGTATATATATACCCCCTCACAGGGTTTAACTCTATATTTAGCTTCTCACTTTAGCCTATTTAGCCAAAGGCTATTCAGAACCGGGTGCGGTTTGGCGTGTGACGGGGAACACATGAATTAGACACGAATCTGAGCCTTACGGTGCTGTACCATGCTAAATCGACTTGCTGAAGCCCGAACCAAAGTATGGAATTGGCTGATTTGGGACTACATCGAGGGTCAGAGGGCGGAAATTCGGTAAAGGGTGAATGAAAAAAGCGACCATTAAAAAAAGAATGGAGCGGAGTCCAGTGGTGACAGTTTTGCCACGGAAAAAGAAAACGTTTAACATAAAAGGGTGGGCTGCGATTCGGCGCCGAATTTTAGAGCGCGATTTATATATGTGTAGGATATGCGGAAAAGATGTCGTTGGGGGAAAGTTGAATGTACATCACAAGGACTACAAGGGAAACAGCAGTCTTTATGGTCACAACGATAAAGACGATAATTTAGTGACTCTTTGTAGTGATTGTCACAAGCAAGTCCATAAAGAAGGATATAGGCCAGATCTTTATATGGACTGGCCGATTCCATGGGGTAATGACCCCATATGAGGTTTTCTACTCCCTGACGGGCGGAGGACAGATAAATGAGATTTTTCAAACATGAGAACGATGATGGCGTATTTTTTTTAAACTTGGATTCTATATGTTCTGTAAAGGAGTGGGATGCTTATAAGCCCAGCCGTGCGTTGCTGGTACATCACAATAGCGGGTTTACGGTTATCCTTGGGAGTACATAGAACCATTTTTAAAGCTGGTGGACTTACCACCGGCACGGTGAATTTCCGTACCCTGAGTCACACCATCTGACGTAAAATCGCGGGTTTTAACGAAAAACGGCTAAGGGTCTTTTGTTGGAGAATAGATGCCGATATTGAAGAAGTTCGATCCCGAAGGAAGAGATTATGATTATGAGAGTGCGAAGGCTGCGGGGTTGGAGCGTGACGCAACGGGTCATCTTCCGAGCAGGAGTCCCTTGACTGGTCAAATTCTGAAGGGGAAATCGCACCCCACATTCCACAAGACAATAAAGGGAGAAAAGGAAGCGGGGTATGAGATATTTAAAAGTTCGGACGGGCGGTATTATTCGAGGAAGAAATAGATGCCGAACACACGAATAATCTCCATATACTGGTTTGGTTGGTGGTTGAGTGCAGCTTGAATTGAGGTCGGCCGCTTCCAAAGGAGAATCATGTACGAGGATGAACTACCAGAGACAATGACCGACGAGGAATATGACATTTGGTACGAAGAGTCATATGTGGACGGTGTTCGGATTGGGCCTGAGGTGGAATTAAAATGAGAGATTGTTTAGATTTTATAGGGTCAAACGGTATTAATTCATGGAATTATCATTACGATGCGCCAAGTGATGATATCGAATATGATTATAGGCCATCAAGATACAAGCAGGAGTTTCATATTCCGCTCAGTGGCCCGAATTATGGCGTAATTCAATTTTCCTTAAAGACTGTAAATAAATAACTAAAATTGAATTCCAACCCTGTTTCTTCGGAGGCTGGGTTTTTTAATGGGGTGATATGCCGATAACAGCGGGCGATAATGTATTAGCGTTAGACAAGAACGGGTTTCCTATTCGCGGGTTCGACACGGATGAGGGGTTCAACAAGGTCGTTATTGACGCTGCATACTGGAAAGACGTTAGGGTTGACGATACAACGGGGGAGATAGATTACATTGGGAAGAATTTGACCCACAAGGCCGGTGTTGGTGTTGCCACATGGTATATCTGGAAGTATTCTGATTATTCCGGTAAGCTCTCACGAAGGATTGAAGGCCCGCTAATTGGATCATGGACGGGCAGGGCTTCATTAGATTGGGCGTAAAATGAGTTACCTATGGAACCCACATACCCACGAACTTGATTACTACTCTGCTGACGGAGAGCACTTCCATGACGGCGATACCATGCAGTTTGACAATATCAACTCGAACGGCGGTGCGTTTGCCTTTGATACGACTGGTGGAATAGCGATCAGCTTAACCAATCAAACCGATCTCACGACAGGCGGGACGGCAACGGCAGAAAGCACTTTCAGCGGAGCTGCCTCTAATGTTATTGATGATAACCTTGGGACTCTTTGGCTTGGTAATGGGGTTCCCCCTAAGTGGTGGAAGGTGGACCTTGGGAGCGGTAAACTTATAACAAGCTACAGAATCTACCCTCCGCTTTATTCACATGGCACTTATAATTTTCCGCAGAATTGGACTGTTCAGGGGTCTAATAATGACTCTGATTGGACAACTTTAGATACACGAGCCGCTATTTCGTGGACAACCAAAGACTGGCAGGCTTTTGCCTGCGCTACCCCTGGAACATATAGATATATCAAGATAAACATCACCGCTACGGTTGGGAACTACTACCCAGGACTTGGAGAGGTTGAGTTATTTTCAGGAGATATCACTATTGAGACTGGTGTGTCTTTTGATGGTGTTTACGGCTTTGATATGCAGGTCACTAAAGATGGCAGGCTTTACCTTGATGAAGGTGCCATAACTGTAAAGCCACATGGAACAACTGCGGGCAGTTTAGTGACTCTTGGGGGCGATAACACTATAGGGCCATGGCTTGCGGCCCACACGGATAATAAGGGCTACGTGACAGGAGCTTTTGCCGGAACAAGGTGGGCTGCCAGCACTTACGGTCACGTATTTGAAACGTCAGCTCAAACAACAGTTGGTGATCTTAGAACGTGGACATCCAGATTTATAGTATCAGGCGGAATTGGTACACCTGGAAATGTCGGCATAGGGGGGGCGATTACAAATAAGTCTACCCTTGCCGGAGCCACGGTAGTTGTGACCGACGATAATGTGCTGGTTGGGACTCTGTTGACTCCGACTTCTTTGGTAGGTGGCGTTGTCCTCGCTGACGGAACGGACCCGGCAGCTAATCCGGCGGGTATTTGCCTATGGTCTAAGTCAGGACTTCCGTATTTCAGGGGTAGTGGCGGGACGACTATAGGACTCAACCAGAGCCTTTTGACGACTGACGATGTGGCCCACGCCAAACTCACCACGACAAGCGGCAGGGTAGCGAATACCACCAGAATCACAGGGGTTACGACCCTTGACGCCACTCACCATATCGTCTTAGCCGATTCAGATGGGGGGGCTTACCTTGTGAATTTACCGGCAGGGGTTGATGGAACGAATTACAGGGTAACTAATTGCGGGTCGTCTGGGAACGATATCACCTTAACTCCCAATGGCGCGGAAACGATATGGGGTGGGTCTGACCTTGTTTTGGCTGACGGTGACACCGCTAACATTTTCTTTGAAAGCACGGAACATTGGTATTAAATATGATAAAAAGAATAATAATTGCAGTCTTATTGGTCCTAATTCCCACCTTTGTTTCGGCAAGCTTCATTGACCGGACCTCCCATATTCCAAAGTTCGGTGGGGATATCTGGTATGTGGACAAAAACAATGGGTCCGATACTAATAGCGGTAAAAGACCTGATGTTGCCTTTGCGACCATAGGTTCAGGAATAGCCGCCATGTCTGACGGGGATTCCCTTAATGTCAAAGCGGGGACTTATACCGAGACGGGGATTGACTTAAACAACAATGCCGCAGAGATGTGGTTCGAAATTGGAGTCGTTATAGCTCCGGCAACCGGCACGGCTCTTACCATATCAGGGGCCTCATGCAGAGTTGTAGGCGATCATAAATTGACCCCCGCAACAGGCGCTACGGGCATGGTGGTTTCAGGGGCCGAATGCCGGATCTCAGACGGGAAAATCATAGGCGGGGTTGTCGGGCTTCAGGCATCGGGCGCAGGGGTCGTAATTAATGATTATGCGGTTGGGTTTCCGACCTCAATAGCTTATGATATTCAAGGGCAACAGGGACGACTCAATGAATGTAAAACGGTGGGGAACTCAGCGACCACGGATTTTTGGAGGACGCACCATGACAATAACCAGAGACGATGAAGGAAAGTTTTGCGATAAAGTGCCTGGACCGGACATGGAGAGCTTTTTCTATGAGTCGGACTTGCTCCCTGAAGGTGCCGCCCTGCTTGAAAGAGCTGTTTCGCTGAAAGCAGAGATCACCAAATGGGTCAACAAGGTACAGACGATTAAAGATGCTTACCCCGATGTGGACCTGGGGATTGAGATAGGCCACATGGAGGGGACGTTTACAGAGGATATCTTGAGTGCCATTAAAGGGAAAATCGAGGAGAAGTGATGGCGGTTCATAATCTAGACGTAAAAACGAAAGAACAAATGGAAGACATCCAAATCCAGAAGTCCATATTACTCGTACAAGAAAGAGCCGAACGGAACGTCAAAGAAGCCGGTGAAGAACTGAACGCTTTCGTGAAGAACCTCAATGAAAGGCGTGGGCTTACGCTTGACTTCAAGACTCTTATTAATTTCATGCCGGTAAAATGACAGAACATACCGTACAAAATTTTGACAGGGATCTTGCGGGGTTTCACAAAAATGCCAGGCAAATGGAAGCCATTAGGGTTCTTTCGTCTGGAAAGGTGAAATACTTCCTATATGGAGGCGGACTGGGCGGGGGTAAGTCTTATTTGCTTAGATGGTACTGCATTAGGTTCCTTTTAGACTTATATAAGAAACACAAGATGACCGATGTTCCAGTGATGTTAGCTTGTGAGAATTACCCTGCGTTGAAGGATAGGCAACTCAGTAAAATCAAGAGAGAGTTTCCCGACTACTTGGGAAAGTTTTACGGTGAACACAGCGAGTACGGAAGATGCTTTGTTCTTAGTCCTGAATATAGCGGTGGAATAATATGCTTTAGGAACTTAGACGACAGTGCAAAATATCAAAGTGCAGAATTCGCACTTATTTGTGTTGATGAACTGACAAAAAACGACTATGATACCTTTACATTTCTAAGAACTCGTAATAGGTGGCCTGGATTGCCAAATATAGAGTGTCAGTTTGTTGGAGCAACAAATCCTGGCGGTATTGGACATTGCGTACCCCATGGTGATGTCTTAACGCCTAAAGGGTGGATGGACATCAAGGACTTCAAGGTTGGTGATGGTGTTTATACGGTGCTGTCCAACGGCGAGTTAGCTGAGTCAGTTGTAGACCAAGTACACCGTAGCCCATATAATGGCGATATGGTCAGGGTTGAGGCAAGGGGTCTGTCTATGACATGCACCCCGAACCACTCCGTGGCTAAGATTTTTGGCATTAGGGACGGGTTTGACACAAGGACTAAAATAAAAAACCTTTTTTCACTTGTCCCGTTTTCAGACCTTCCGGGGCAGGCAACAATTTTAAGATCCGTCAAGTTTGAGGGACCGCCAATAGGCACGTTCAAGGTTGACGTTGTCCCAACAAGAAAAAGGAAACTTAACCAACCGACAGAGTTAAGCGGTGTAGACTATGCCTCTCTAACTGGATGGGTCTTGACTGAGGGATGCACGATAGACGTTCACAAGGCCCTTGCTATTGCACAAATCAAATCACGAACAAGGGAAAAATTAGAGAAACTCCTTATTAGGTGTGGATTTTCATACAATGAAAACTACAAGGGTTTCTTGATGTACGCCATAGATTGGTGGAATTATTACAGGCAGTTCGGTAAGTGTAGAGATAAGTATGTCCCTGAAAATCTAAAAAACTGTAGTCAAGACGAGATGTATGCTCTTTTTGAAGCGATGGTTGACGGGGACGGTCATTGGGTTAAGTATGGAAAATCTGGTGCCTTCTATTCTTTTTCAAAACAATTATCCGAAGACTTCGCTGAAATATCCATTAAGTTGGGATATATTGTTCATACGGCATCCCGCCAAAAGCCAAACAGGGTCGGACTCGAATATCGTGTTGACTTTAAAAAAACAAAAAGCGGGGGGACAGAACTTCTAACTGGCAACCATGTTTATGACGTAAGCACCGATACAAAAAGAAAATCAAATGTTTGGCGTGAAAACTATCAAGGAGAAGTGTATTGCATCGGTGTCCCAGAAACCCACAGTTTTATTATCAGGCAAAACGGTGCAGTTTGGGTTAGCGGAAATTCTTGGGTCAAGGCTCTCTGGATTGACAAAACCTTCGGTAGAGAGTGGATAAAGCCCATAGATTATAGAGACCAGTTTGCTTTTGTAAAAAGTCTTGCGTCTGACAACCCATTCATAGACCCAAGTTACGAGGCAATGCTTAGCACCCTTCCTGTCAATCTGAGGAAGGCGTTTAAAGAAGGCCGGTGGGATATATTCGTTGGTCAGGCATTTTCAGACTTCAATCCTGCTATCCATGTAATAAAGCCAATCCCAATTCCAGGCTATGCTCAGTTGTATATGACATTTGATTGGGGTTATGGAAAGCCCTTTTCTGTAGGATGGTGGTGGGTGGACACGGAGGGCGTAGTTTTCCGGTTTGCTGAATGGTATGGATGGGACGGAACTCCTGATATTGGCCTTAGAATGACAGATGAGGAAATGGCTAAAGGCATTGTCGCCCGTGAAGAAAAAATGAAGATAAACAATCGTCCAATTATTCGTTTGTGCGACCCAACTTGTCATAATAAAAAACCAGACTATCAAGGTGGTGGGCAAGGGCCAAGCACGGCAGAGGTATTCGCACGATTTAATGTGGTCATGGGCAAGGGAGACCCCTCAAGAGCATTAAAGCTGAGACAGTTTCATCAGAGATTGCAGACAAAAGATGAAGAGGGCGATCCCGTGAAACCCATGATGTTTATTTACGAAAATTGTGACCAGTTTATCAGAACAATACCAAATCTTACCACAAGCAAGACCGATATAGAAGACATTGACACTAATGGTGAGGATCATATTTTTGACGAATCCGCCCATATAGTCATGTCCAGGCCCCTATCGTTTGAGCCGCCACCAAAGCAAAAAGATGCCATGTCAAGGAGGATTGACAGATTAGAACAGATGCCCCAAGACGATGACTTTCTAAAGGAAGATAACGAGATAGGGGAGATTATTTCCGAGGAAGAAGAATACGAGGATATACCTGTAAACGATGGATTACTTGTCTCCACAATTAACTGATGTGCTCCTGACCGTTGTTCTTATCCTGATTGGATTCGTGATGGGGAGAATGACGAAGAACGTCATATTTAAGGACGGGGCGGTGGTGCAGACAGAGGGTTTGCCGAAGATTAACTTGGATGAAGAGGAACCTGTTGACCCTATAGACGATGCGGTTCCTGACGTTATTAGAAAACAAACAATTATGAGGTCGTAATGACAGGAAATGATTTAATCGACAAATTTCTCGATAAAAATATTACGCCATTTTTGTCAGATGAATCAGAACGTAAATCTTGGATCGTTATTTATGTTAGCTGTGTAGGTATTGGCCTTTTGGTTGCAATGATCTTGATTACATATAACGCTATACAGGCGATAGCAAACTAATCAGAAAACCAACTATTATGAGGTGATTATGTTAAAAAGTGAATTAAGTTCATTGCTTTCCGAGTTGGTTGGCACCGAAAGTTGTGCACCAGAGGTAATATGGTGGGTCACAAATAAAATTTGGGATGCGATTTGCGAACAACCACAAAAGTCCTACCTAGAAGAAGACACCTCACCATGCAAAAACACCTTCCAGCCTTTAATCGAAATAGCCAAGCGAGGAAAGGAAAGAAACATGAAAGAGTTTGACGTTGGCTTTGGATTCAAACCTCCAAATCTAAAGCTGAAGGTCTCACCCTCTTACATAGAGGTGAAAATAAAGTGTATCCGATGTGGGAATAGACACCATTACAATGTGAACGATGAGAATGAGATTGAGGTAGACGAGTGCCCTCATTGCAGGGCCGCATGGGAAAAGGAATGGCTTGACAGACTCCCAGGAATCATAAAGAAAGCGGGATATAAATGAAAGCCTACACCGTAACAACAAGGGTTGGAAAGTACGAAATCCCTGAAGGCTTGTTGGCGTTAGAGTGTGATTTTTGCCATTCTATCCTTGGGATGTTCGACCCGGAAGACATGTCGGTCCCCATTAAGGGGAGCATGTTCAAACCGCTTTATGCAAACAGGGGCGGTGTCCTTCCTTTTCTGACAGTTTTGGGCAGAGAGAATGAGGATTCGTGGAAATATTGCACCTGTAACGCTTGCGGGAATAATGTCTTTTATGACCGGAAGACCAATCAGTGCAAGACAGCTATCAAGACGCCGTTCGGTATTTGGGAAATTGGGTCGCCTGACATACCGAGAAAGCAGACGCAAGAGGACCGGAATCAGGGTATAATTGATAGTCATTTCGAGGAAAAGGAAGAACCCAAGTCCCTGGAGGAAGAGAATCAAAGATTGATTAATGAAGCGTTCCCATTAGAACCCGAGGAAAGGGAAGATGTGGGGGCTGTAGATAGGCATTGCCGGTACTGCAATAAATATTACAGTTCGGAATATTGGTTAAAAAAACATGAGAAAACCTGCACGAAAAAAGGAGAGTAAAAATGATTACCAAAGTCAGTGAAATTTCACAGAGGATATTTTCAGCGGATAAGGGGGAGGATGTTGAAGGGATCAAGGTGATGATTGAGAACAGAGAAAAGTGCAACGTTCTTGACATCGTTAAAATCGAGTACGGCTCCACAATGGTTATGATGACGGGTTCGAGGAAATTGTATCAGATTCCGAGTGGGCCATTGGGCAAGGAGAGGTTGGGACCGGAAGAGGACCATTTTATGGTTCAGATATTAAAAGACGTAACCTCAAAGTATGCCAAAGACATCGAGAAACACGCGAAGGAACTTGCCGAGAAAGCCCAGATGAGGGAATCCGAACTCAAAATGGCTGATGCTAAAAATAAAATGGCTGCGGCAGACGCATTGAAAGAACAACTCCGCAAGGCTGAAGTGGCTGCTAAGGAAGCGGCTATTGAGGCTGGCATTGAGGAAGCTGTTGAGGAGGCCGAAGATGAGTGATGCAAAGATTTACCACGTTTTTGCCGGGAAGTTCGAGTTTGTTGGTAGGGTGAAGGGGCCTATAGGCGTTCAGGCTCTTATGCTGAAAAAGCCCGTTTCTGTGTCATATACCCCTAACCCTGCCGGCGGAAAGAATAGAACCATGACGCCCATTGTAGAGAACGATCCTGATTATGTTGGGGACAGTCTGTATATCTACACAGGCGCAGGCGTTATTTTAACTCCAGTAAAAGAGGACGGAGAACTTTACGCACAGTACATTAGCGCGACTTCAGTGATAATTGTACCGGAGATTTAAATGGCCGATGAAACTGAGAAAATGCCGAAGGGAGTCCCTACCGATAACGGGGAGCTTTTACCCCCAGGGGGCGATAAGGACGTAGGGAAGAAGATCTATATGATCCTTGACGCTATCCTGAAGGATAAGGACGAGCTTGGTCTTCCGGGGTATTGGGCGGGTAATTACGAGTTTGGGAAGAATGTTCATTGGAAGAAAGACTCAAGCAAGATTCCATTGTCTTCTGCAAACCTAATGTTCACCCACCGGCAGAGAACGGTTAATGAATTAACGGACAATAACCCGACATTCAATGTGGTTCAGATCGGGGGTGTTCCCGATGAAGAGATTATAGACGTTTATCTCCACACGGCTCAACATTGGTGGATCGACCAGGAACAACAGGCGGTATTTGAACGAAGCGTAATGGACGGAGAGACGTTTAACTGCTGCGTTGAGAAGGTCATGTTCAACCCCGACCTTGAATATGGCTTGGGAGAAGTCGAGACACAGAACCTAAACCCGCTTCATTTCGGCTTTTATCCTGCCAATTCGAAAGACACCCAGAAAGCTGAAGCCAACCTTCACTTCAGACCCATGAAATTACGGGAAGCTAAACGTAAGTGGCCTGAGTTTGCAAAGGAATTACAGGCAGACAGGGAATACCTTGAGCGAATAGACACCGACAAACTAAGGGAAGTCCAGGCAGGGAAGCCGAACAGGTTGAGCGATTGGTTTGCCAGTATAGGCAATGTCGTAAAACACATGATGGGCAATACCGAGGGCGGGGTAGCAGGCGACGAAGATGAGCTTTTAATCGTTGAAGGATGGGTTAAGGATAGAACGGAGATAGAGACAGAAGGGTATAAGCAGCCGAAATACACAGGAGAAATCCGGTATGTCGTTGCATGTAACGGTGGGGAGTTGGTCTTAGAGGACAGAGATAACCCATCTATTAATCCAGATTTAGACCTGGTAGAAGCCCGTAAGACGTACCTGTTCGACAAGTTCCCATTTATCCTAACCCAGAGTATCACCGACACCATAAACCCGTGGGGAGCGGGTGATTTCGAGCAGCTAAAGGGCCTTCAGATAGATTTCAATAAATCCTTAACGCAATTCAATCTTTTCAAGAAGAAAGCCTTTGGATTGAAACTTCTGAACCCACGGGATTCAGGGGTGTCAAACGCAGAACTCGACAACGTGCCAAGAACTCTTAGGCCGACAAATGCTTTGGTTTCCGCTGGAATTAGGTATGTAGACCCACCCAGAGTTCCCGCTGAACTTCCCATGTCCATTGACATGATAAAAATGCTGTTCTTTCTCGTATCGGGGGAATTTGAGTTAGAGAACGCCCAAACCCCCGGCAGGGAGGTTGTTTCCTATAAAGCCATAGCCACCCTTCTGGAACGTGCAACGACGATGAAGAGGGGTAAGGTAAGAAACTATTCAAGAATGATAACCATCCGGGGAAGGATGTATTTCTCCCACGTACAGAATTGGTACACGGATGACCGATATATCACCTACGAGAAAGATGGAGAGAGCAAGACCGCTAAAATAAACGCTGATGTTATCCGATCAGTACCCGCTAAACTCACGGTTGTTCCAGGATCCACAATGCCCGTATCCCAGGTCCAAAGAAGGGAAGAGGCGATTGGACTTGCGGACAAGGGGAAGATAGACCTTGAGGAACTCCTTAAAAGACTCGATTGGCCTGATTGGAAGAACGTGGTCCGCAGAATGAAAGAAGGCCCGTTTTCTTCCTTCCTGCAAATGCTTCAGGCAATGGGCGCGCCTCCTGAGTTGCTTCAGTTGTTCAAGCAGTTAATGGACACCGACATGAAGGATTTTGAGACTGCATCCGCACAGGGGAAAATACCTGACTTTAACCAGATTATTCAGCAGTTGGCCTCCGGTGAGCAAGAGCAAGACCCCGAAAAGGAAGCGGAACTTGAGGCGAAACAGGCCGACATCAACCTGAAAGAAATGCAAGCGGAAAAGGTGGCGGCAGATATTGAACTCGTAGAGGAAAAAGTCGTTACAGAACGGATAGTCCAATCCGTCAAGGCAACGGGAGTTATGTTTGACGAAGAAAAACTCAAGAACGAAAGGGCGAGAATTGCTAACGAGATTCGGTCAGTCAGAGAAAAGGCGAAAGCCGAGATCAAGAAAGCGGGATCGTCTCCCCCTCAAACGAGTGCAAAGAAAAGAGTGCAGGGGCCGTATCGTGAGAAGGGCCTGAAATCAAATAACAAGTAAGGAGCGTCAATGCCACTCAGAATATTTGACTTTGAATGCAAAGCGTGTGGAACGATTTTTGAGGAAATCGTTGACACCGAGCAGTACAGTTTCAAGTGCCCGAAGTGTGGCAAGGACTCCAGGCGGATTATATCTGGCAGCCATCGAAACAATGACTGTTCCGGATGGCTTAAAACTGTACTCGAAGTAGTCGAGAAGGATTCCAGTGATCCACATACCAGAGAGTTCGTGAGAGACCCCACAAGGACAAATTACAGGAAATGGATGAAGAGTACGGGGTTGAGGCCGTTTGAGCCGGGAGAGGAGAATTTCAAGGTTCAGGAGCCTGATATGAGCAAGGTTACGAAGGGTGTGTGGGATAATCTTCAGAAGAGTCGGAGGGTAGAGGTTAGATGACCCTATCCGAAATCATTAAATTAGTACGGTCAAATGGAGGCTAAGTGATGGCTTACACAAGGGGGATTAGCGAGCAGAAAATTCTTGACGAGGCTTACCTGAAAGCCGCCCGTGAATGCATTGAAGCCGAAAAAGAGAAAGAAAAGATATTTTCAGTTGTTGGTAGTGTGTGGTCAAGGCAGGGCCAGAGATGGAAAGAGGTTTCCAGGCTAAAGTTCGGAGCAGTGGCATGAACCCCAACGACCTCGTAAAAGAGATAACCGAGCGCACCAGCCCCGTTGCCAAGCTGAACGGATGCCCGGTATTTGTGAATAAGGGTGTGCCGGAATGGGAGGTATTATTTATGAACCTCCGTGCGGCCCTCAATAAAGCCCGAAAAGAAATGTCACAACAGCTTGATGCCGGCGGCCCATTTACCATGAATGAGTTGCTTGAAAAGGCGTTCGACGACCCAACCACTTATGGGGGCTTGTGTGATGAATGAAATATACACATTTGGCAACACTCTGGTTATCCATGTTGATATTCCCCGGTTTGCTTGGAGGGCGTTAGGTGCCGTGAAGAGAGCATTTCGGAAGGCCGATAAGAGCGCCGAATATCATTACTTTAATCCGACGCCCCTCTTACGTGGCCTTCTTAAAAAGAAAACCGAAGTTGTTGACGGCGGCAAAGAGATCCGCGTACCACTGGAGTTTTGACGATGCCGCTTAAACGCCTATACGAGCACATCATAAATTGGGTGAAAGAAGGATTCACCGGCATTGTGACCATAGAGTTTCACGAAGGAGGAATCAGGGCAGTCAAGGCAGAACATATAGTAAAGTAATAAACCGGATTCTTTAATAGCCCCCGCAAGGGGATTCTATCTAAGCCCGGACAGTGACGCTACCCGTGTCATTGTCCGGGCTTTTTTTGTTTTGCGGAACAAATTTGAAAAAGGACGCACTTTGTCCTATCTAATTTTAGCAAAGGAGGTGCAAAGTTTTTACTAAAAGATGCAGTAAAAATAGACGCTAAAAATAAGGGTCTCGTCAACCCCACTAAAGGAGGAAAGCATGGAAGGAATAAGCGAGGGTGGCGAAACAGTCATCCAGACGATAAACACTGAGGGTCCACAGGAGGAAACTCCTGGGGGCGACTCTGGAACCTCGTCAATTCCAGATAAATCCAATTCTTCAAGAGAGCTTGTCAGCACGATTGCTGACCCCGAACCTGAAGAGGCGAATAATACTGAAGCCGATGAAGATGATGACAAAGGTGGTGAGCCTGAAGGCGAAACTGATGTCAAGCCGGAAGGTGAGACAGAGGTAGATCCAGATGGTGAGGATGAAAAGTTAGACAGATTCGACAAGCATCCTCGATTCCAAGAGCTTAGACAAAAGGCAGAGGAGGACAGGGAAAGGGCGATTAAGGCAGAAGCCAAACTGGAAGCACTCCAGTCTGTGAAGAAAGAAGATGCCAAGCCCGATTATGAAGATGTCATGGAGATGGACGATGAAACTCTTGACGAAAAGTGGACCGATGATAAGAGGGGATTCCTTCAGAACTTCGGTAAGCAGATTGCGTCAGAGATTTTCGCAGGTCTTGATGAAAGGAGCCAAGAGCAATCCAGAACGCAGGGCGTGAATATGACATACGATAAGTATGCCGAATCAAACCCCGACTTCCAGATGATGCTTGATTCCGGCGAAATAAGGACATTCATCCAGAAAAACCCAGGGCATAACGCCATATCTGCACATATGAACTTATCTGGTGAAGCGAAAGAAGCTGCCAGAGAGGTGGCAACGCAGGGGAAAATTGACGAAGCGGTCAAGGCGGCTAATAAAAAATCGGCTGAAAACCACTCCGTCAAGCGGAAAGCCGCAGTCATAAGTGAAGATGGCACAACCTCTACCACTACGGCAAAAGGAATCGCACCGGAACTTAAACATCCAAACAAATTCGGTGGGGTTACTAACGTGCTTTTATCCAGGCTACAAGCGATGAGGAAAGGGAAGGAAGGTTAGTCCACCGAGAAAGGACTAAATCATGGCACTGACTTGGGAAGAACTTGAGTCAATTACTGACGATTATTTCGCGATGGAGAACGGAAAGGCGGTAGATATTTATTTCTATACGTCTTTTCTTTGCAATTACCTTTTAAAACAACAGAAGGGTCTTTGGGAACGACCCCCCGGCGGGATGAAGATCCGTGTCCCGCTTGAGTATGACGGACAGGAAGGTGGGTTTTACAGCAGAGGCGATCCGCTCAACAGTGATGACCGCGAGTCGTTAAATTCGGCCTACTTTTCCTGGCGCCATGCTTACGGAAACGCCACCATCTACCGTATTGACGGCCTGAAACAGGGTGGAGATTACGGCCACGTCCAGCTTGTCCAGCAGAGAGTCGCTGGCGCACAGAAACAAATCACGTTTGACCTTGCCGGGAGCATCTACGATGAACCGGGCGGGGAGAATAAGCGCCTGACGGGTTTTAGGGCATGTTGCCATGAGACTGCGAGTACGTCTTACGGTGACATTGCGGAAGACGACCTTGTGGCGAATGACGGCACGACCCCGTGGGAAGGTAAGAGGGATGTCGATGCTGACAGCATTTCCCTTGACCTTATCCGTACCATGTCGAGTGATGCCAAAGTGCGTGACGGGAGCGGTGGAAAGCCGGATCTGGTCGTAACGACTGAGACCCTTTGGAACGTGATTGCGTCTGTTCTTCAGCTCCAGCAGAGGTTTACGAGCGACAAGAAGACGGCCAGTGCTGGATTCACCGGTATTGAGATTGAAGGGAAGTCTTTCTTTCCTGATGATTTCTGCCCCGATGGGTACATGTTTGTTATCAACTCCAACCATGTTGGTTTTGCCGTTCATAAGGAAGGTTACTTTGGACGGACCCCTTGGGATCGGATTCCCGACTCCCCGATGGACAAGACCATGAAGATTCTCTTTGACGGGAATATGATTGTCAACAACAGGAAGGCGCACAAAGCGCACAGCAATCTGACTTAAAACTTTGGTTGCTATGACCCTATAAGGCCCTTGGAAGCGGGGCGTGGGTCATTTTACTTTTAGCTTCCGAAGGAGAACGAAAATGAAACAAAGAGGATTCAAGCAGGGTATTTTTTCTCAGTCATCTTCGCGGAAGGAAGAGTTGGGTACGCTGAGGTATGGTGCGAATGGGAAAGCCTATCGCTATGCCAGGGCCGGCGGAACCGATCTGGCTGTAGGCCGTATGACGGTTGGCGTGGCGACTGCCGCTGCTCACCAGAACGAGGCGATTACCGCCGCCGTTGCGATTGGGACCAAATCTCTAACCGTAACCGTTACCGCTGGAACCGCTATTGCCGCCAATGAGCTTATGGGTGGTGAATTCCTTATCAATGATGGGTCCGGCCAGGGGCATAGTTACGAGATTGAGAGTAATACCGCAATCTCGGCATCAGAAACAGATGTGAATCTCACCTTGAAACGAGGGATTGTCGTTGCTCTGGATACTACCTCAGAGTTCACGCTTGCCAGAAACCCGTTCTACGGTGCGATTGTTTCCACTACCCTTACCCTGCCGCTTATTGGGATGACTCCGATTGCGGTGTCTGCGAACTATTACTTTTGGGCGCAGAGGGTGGGTATGGCGGGTGCGCTTGAGGATACAACGACTACGACTACCGGCAACCCATTTCAGCAGGGGAACACTGTCGGTGGAGCCGTTGAGGTTGCGGCTGCTCACACCATCCAGAAGATAGGGCTGTCTCTTTATTCGGCTGTGGCTACCGAGCATTCATCCGTATGGCTGACGATGGAATAACCCCCTAAAGGAAAGGAGAAGACCATGAAAAGAATAACTGTTTTTTTGGTCATGGCTTCCTTTTTGGGGGCCATGGTTTGGGGAGGTGTCGCTTTTTCGGGTTCCGCCGATCCTAAGATTCCGGTAATCAACAAGGGCGTGAACGGTAAGAACCACGTTGATTATCTTAACGAGGACGATTTAACGAGTGACAGCGATGGTGCTGCAGCGTCTCAACAGTCAATTAAGGCGTATGTGGATAATGATGAGGGTAGACTTTCCCGCATTGAAGTGATTGATTCATATACCGATTTGTCAACATGGTCGGGAGCCGCATCTGGGTCGTCTTATTTCCAGATGGAAGCGAATAAGATTTATATTGTAGACTTTCAGGCGATCCAAGATAGTGGTGGAGTTGGGCTTGAGTCTGGCGTTTCGGCCCACCTACCATTAGCTACGAGCGCGAATAGCCATCAAACAGTTACTGCAATGTGGGCCACAACGAGTGGACTGGCGGGTGGTTCTGGAACAAGTGAGGTTACTGTTTGGCCTGCGCCATTGGCTGGGTCAACTGTGTTTGGTACGGGTGATGGGGGCGCAATAGGAGTGCAAAACATGACTGGCATGGTGACTTCCGGCTCAAGCGTGATCACAGTAACAGCGATTACTGGAAGCCGTGGCATTGATGCCTACGGTGAAATCGGTACATGGGGGCTTTTCTGGGACTCGGCAGTATCAGCACAGATGGTTGATGGGAACTTGCCTTAACCTTTAAACAGGGGGGGGGGGGAGCAATCCCCCTATTTCACCGTGTCCCTTGATATTCAGGGGACATGGTTTATTTAAGGGACGATATGGATCAAGACACAATAACGAAATACACCAGAAGGGGCATTAGGGAATTTAAACCAAAAGAGGTTTCTAATGCTGAGATAGCCTTAATGACCCTTCAGGGGGTGAATATCCTCGGTGTGCAGATAAAGGATAACGACCCCTCTTATTATAATAAACGAAAGTCACTCTCTTCCCTCACCCATATCTTTACCAAGCCTACTGACTTGGAAAGCATTCTGAGGATTTGGGATATGAGGGGCAACGCTATTGCCGTGACTGCCGCTACCAATGCCACGCCTATCCAGATAACCACATCTGAGGAGTTTACCATCACGGGGGCCACAAACGCATCTCCGATTGTAATTACGACCTCTGCGGCGCACGGGTTTAAAAGCGGAGATTCTATTTTTCAGGGTGGTGTTGTTGGAAATACTGAAGCAAACGGCACGTTTACCATTACGGAGTTGTCCACTACAACGTATAGCCTGGACGATTCGGAAGGAAATGCGGCGTGGACTTCGGGTGGGATTGCTATCAAGGCAAGCCTAAAGCACGGAATGTCCGATAATGCGATTGCCGTTATTCACGACATGGGGGGAAATACTGCGGGAAACGGCACGTTTAAAATCACCAAGTCAAGCCTTGTGAACGGGTCTGACGGGAACACCTATAAATGCTTGGCGGCTCATACGGCGGCGGCGGCTAATAAGCCCATAACCGGGGCTAATTACGAGATATATTGGGAGCAGGAGGAAACGGGCAAGAACGGTAATGTCTGGACTTCCGGAACGTCTTATATCTTAAGCGATTTCAACTTCACCCTTGACGGTTCGGTTGGGAACGCCGCATGGACATCTGGTGGGAAGGTTTTTGAAGACCCGACCCATATGTATAAAATATCAAAAAAGAATCTCCGGGAGGCCACTTTAAACGACAGGTACGGGTGGTATCCAAGAGCAGGAAGCATTGTAATAGACGATAAGGACTTCACGAACGATATTATCATAGATTATGTAGAAACCCCTGACTCAATAACCGACATTCCCGCTGTATATCATTTGGGATTAGTTGCCTTCAATGTTCTTATGCTGATAAGAATCCCCGTACAAACCAACCCGAAATTTGCTGACATGACAGCATCCTACCAAACGAATCAAGCCTTATTCGATACAGTCAAAAAAGAAATTGATAAGACTTTCAGAGTGACAACCGAACCGGAAGAAATTGCCGAAGGGATGGACCTCAATGATTATCTATAAAAGAATAGCGGTCATACTTTTATTTTTGTTCTTGTTCTCTGTCCCTGCGTGGGCCGGTCCTCAAGGTACGTCCGGTGTGACCGCCCAAACCATTATAAATAACGCAAGAGAGATATTCCTGAACGATGACGATGGGGATTTTGTGAGTGATGCGATTCTTCTTAATGTGTTGAATTACGGTATCACGCAAATTGCCTCTCTTACGAAATGCCTTGAAGCGACAGAACAGATAACGCTTACGTCTGGTATTTCAGAGTATGCCAAATCTGATACCACTTACGTTTCGGTTGAGAAAGTAATGTATAGTGGGACAACTACGAGCAACACGGACGATAAGCCTTTAGAAAGAAAAAATATCACAGACATTAGCGATGGGGAGGACATAGGGCAACCTGTCAGATACGCCACATGGAACGATTATATTCTCCTTGATCCCGTCCCACAAACCACTGACGAGTATATAATTCTTTATTATATCGACCTGCCTTCAAGTATTTCCCTCACGGAAGCCATCCCTCTTCCCGCTATCTTTGATTATGCTTTGACTGTTTTTATCGCATCGAAAGCCGCTATCAGGGACGACCAGACAAACAAGAAAAGCGCATTAGACGCTGAATACGTTGCCGAGTTAACGAGGTACAGTCAAGACCTCGTAAATAGACCAAGATCAAACGAGGAGAAGTAACATGAAAATATGGAATATAGGAGGAAGGGTTGGAACCACTGGTACGTTGCTTCTCTTAATGTTGCTTTTTGTATCCCCCGCCTTTGCCGGAGATAATTATGACGGCGCAGAGATATTTTATGCCACATCCCTTATAGGCGGAAGGGCGAACTCGCTTGATGGTGCGGTGAGTGGGGTCAGTATTGGACCTAAAGATACAGCCATTGTTGCGGAGTCAGGTACGTCAAGGTTGTATTTGTATATGGCTATTTTTAGTGACCCTGCCGAGGATTCACCTGATATTATTCTACCTGATGATATTGGCGCTGGAGTAACGGCATGGAAACTTGCCAAAATATATATTGACGCAATCGAAATTGAAGGCAATGCGGCAGTAACGGGATACATTTCAGGAAAGATACCCCCTACTGATGTTAAAACGGGTACGGTGACTTTATCAGGAGTATCCCAACGTGGCGGTATTGTTACGAATATGTATGCTTCTTCTGAGGTCACTTGCATAGCCGCCGCCGCGACTAAAGGGGATAGCGTAATCGCTTATCTTGTCAACGACATGACAAGCGGTTCTACCTTATGGTTTCAGATAAATTCCGCTGATAAAATACTTAATTATTCTTCTTTCGCAGCGGGAACGGGTGCTGGCACAAGTTATTATTACTTGAGTGATTCAACTACAAGTGGTTCAACGGGGGAGGGGATAAGCCTTATTTCTCTAGCCGATGGATTTTGGATTGTTTACGAAAGTGGATCTCCTACCGTGGGGTCAAAATAA